CCAAGAGAACCGTGTTGTGAGCGAGTTTATAAGGGATTCCAAGGACTTCGCCGAAACCTATCGCTGTCGTCGCACCTGTGCCGTCGTGGGCTGGGATAGTCACTTTAGTCACAGTGCGGAATGCTTTGGTTCCTGCGACAGTCCCCGCGGTGTCCACAGTGAACGCTGGCAGAGTCTCAGTGATGACCTCGTTGTCCATATTCGTGCCTTCGATGATCACCTGAATAGCTTTGATGTCAGCAGCTGTGCCGCCTGCTGTGGCGGTGATGTTGCGAGCGTAAGCGGGAGATGTGATGCCTGTGGTGATGACTTGCGTCAAAGCTGTCGATGTGACTGCCGCAAGGACTGCTGTGGTGTTGGCGACAACAGCCGATGCCGCAGGAACCTCGATGCGAGCGATGTATCCTCTGTCGACAGGAGAAAGTCCGTCCGTTTTGAGTTTTGTGTTTGTGAATCCTTCTGCCACTCGATTAACCATTATGCCACCTCCATAAAAATAGGGAGCCGTAGCTCCCGTGAATTAAGTGCGTTTTACGCGTAAGAAGCCATTTCTCGATGTTACGTTCCCGCCAGCGAAGATAGCACCTCTGTGAGCGATGTTGCCGTTTTTAAACTGGTAGTCCATCGAGCGCTGAACCTCAATAGGTGAGAACACTGTCATGGTGTAGTTGGCAAGCGAGCCATAAGCCATGAGATATTGACCTGTTGTTGCAGTCGCAGTCGCCTTGCACTCAGAGTTAATGATGTACGGGACGCCGTCGATCGTGCCAGTGTTGCCGTTGTTGATGACAGTGTAGATTTTCTCGCCGTCGTTTGTGCGTAAAGTCGCGAATTTCTTCAGGTCAAGTTTGTTGAGGATTAATACCGCAGTTGATTCGACATCCTCGTTGCCCCCGTAGGAGTAGATGATCTCATCAAGAGTAGTCTCGTCGATGTCCACAATCGAAATGTCAGTTGCCGCATCAATAGCACTAGCGTTAGAACTGAAAATCCCTGTGAACGTGTTGGATGTTCCTGCGCCGATCAAGATCTGGCTAGTGATTCTCTTTCTAAGTGCGATCGTGATGCCGTTGACAACTTCAGCGTCGTAGTTGGCCAAAGGTAACTTAAGAACTTCTTCAGTGTCCTCTGCGTAAGCTGTGATTTTGGCTTTGTCGATTGTGGCATAGTTGAAAGTAGGCTCGGCTGTGGTGTAGTTGGCTTCTTCCGCTGTTAGACCGCCTGTGCCGTAGTTAGTTAAATACGGTTGACGGTAGCTTTCGCCGCCTAAGAGGACTCTGATGCCTACACGATCAAGCAAGCTCGACACTTGATTGAAAGTAGGTTTGATGTCAGTTGCGTCATAACGAGGCAAAATCACGTTGTTCGAAAGTGTGACCGAACGCTTTTCATACAATTCTTTTCCGCGTTGTTCAGAGGCTTTGCGTACTTCCATTTCTTTGTCCATTTTGTCATCTCCTGGTTTGTCAATTTTGCGAGTCTCAACTTCTCCCGAAGCCACCGCGCTAATGAGAGCCGCACGCTTCTGGATTTTCTCCTCTTGAGCCTCAAGGTCGCGAAGCTCCACTTCCAAAGCAGTCAAATCCGCATCGTCTTGCTCTAAAAGTGAGCGGATTTCAAGTTTTCTTGCCTTTATTTGCTCGATTGTCATTTTGAACCTCCTAGAAATAAGTTTTCAAAAGCAACTTCCGTCGCAATTGGGCATCCTCCGATGCTTTGCGTTCCTTTTCGGCCTCCACCTCGAAGAAACTCCTTGCAGAAATAGAAGTGGTATCATAAGCGGGCGTTTCAACCGCCGCGACATCCCATAATTTTTTGATTCCCCTGATTTTGCGGGTTCGAGTACTCTTGTCATACCCGTCCTCGGACACAGTAAAAGCAAAAGACATCTTATCGATGTCTCCTCTCTTAATCAGCTCATATAAGTCTTTGCCTGCGGTTGTTTTTGCTAAGTTGGCTTGTATAAACAGCCCTTGGTCATCTGGCACGAGTCTCAAAGTCTTGCTACGAGTTCTTGCCATGATCATCACGTGGTCAGAGTGATTGTACTTAAACGGCACGTCTGTCAGGTCTGCGTTGTCCAACGCTCCCCGCTCGATGACCTCTGAGTACTCAACCCCGTCGATTTCGTAAAGGACTGTGGGAGAGTCGAATTTGAGTGCGTAGCCCTCCACAATCATCTGCTCATCCTCGATGTCAAGTGACCTGATCTCCATTGTCAGTCTGCGTTCCTTGTCCATTTGGCTCACCTCCTATAGTGGCTGTGTCTAGGCGTCTCACGGGTTGGTCTCCACCTTCCACGGGCGCCCAGTTGAAAATCTCTCGCCATTCGTTTGGTGTCATCGCCCCGCGATCCACCATGGCTAAGAATTGTAGTTTCGTTTGATTGCTTGCGTACTGTAGTCGGTTGCCCTCGAAGATGATTTCGTTCCCGAAACCCTGCTCGCGGTTGGAAAATAGTTGATTCGTAAAGGCCAAGCTCATCTGGATAGCCAAAGGCTCGATCACTGACTCATAAAAAGAGCCAAATTCCTCCTCCGAGAAATTCGACTTGACGATTTTTTCGTTGACCCCGAAAAATCGGTAGACTTTTGAGTCAATAAGCTCCATTTGCTTGGCGTCCACCATTTTCGGTTCGTTTTTGAGTTCCACATAGTCCGCTTTATTGTCAATCGCCGCGATCCCGCCTTGATTGGTGACTGTGAGATAATCCTCCACGAACTTGTCTTTGGCCGCTTTCATATCTTCGGCTTTTAGGATGTTCGTGTATTTGAGTAAGCCCCTTAGAAACGCTGATTGCTTGACTGCGTTGATGATGCCCTCATTCGATGTTTGGATGAGTTCCAAGGTCGGAGTGATGGCTTTGTCGTTTGATGAGCCGAACAGGTCATTGTCAAAGTAAAATCGCCGTAAATGGATGAGTTCCGTATAGGGTAGAACATACGTTTGACCCGAGTTAAACTGAAACTTGGCGATGATTTCGGGTTTTCCTGTCCTTGGCTCTAGAAACTCTACTTGTGAGTAGTCGATGGGGTAAAAGGCCTTGGGATTGCCCATCGGGTCATAGTCGACGTACACGAAAGCGTTGTTCTTGACCATTAAGAGGCTCACTAACTTGTAAAAAAAATCATAAGCACTCATATAAGGGTTTGGAGCCGTCTGCAAGAGTCTCACTGTGGTCGAGTTGACCGCTTGTATCTCCCCGTTCATTCTTCGGATGTGCTTGGGTCGCAACTTGGCTGCGTGCCGAGCGATGGCATCCACGCAAGCCCTCACCACGTCGGAATCGTAGGCGGAACCTGACCATGTGCTAAAGGTGGGCTGGTACCCTTGGAGCATTTTTAGCTGTGTAAACGTGTTTTTTTGAGTTTGTTGCTTTTGGCCGAAAATTATCTGATAAAGTGACCGTCTTTCCAAGTCATCACCTCCCTATATCAAAGCTTGATAATCTGACATTTTTTCGAATAGCACCACGTAGGCAATAGTCAAAGAGACAGCCCCGTCGATTCGCTGTCGCTGGTTCTGTCCCTTGACGGGTCGGATATTGTCATTCTCGTCTCTCTTGACGGAGACGTTGGTTAAATTCCATTTGAGTATCGGGTTGTTGTTGTAATTTATCTTTTTAGCCATTAAATCGGCTCCGAGTTCCTTCATCGGTTGACTCATCGATTTGACCCCTTGGCGAACCTCCAGCATGCTGAAGCCTCTGGACTTCATTTCGTCCACCCAATAGGAGGAGTTCCACGGGTCGTAGCCGATGTAGATCGGGTGAATTTGGTAGTCGTTAAGCATTCTCAAGAACCAGTCGGTGACATCGCTATAGTTGACCTTGTTGCCTTGCGACAGAGTCAGGAGACCGCGATCGCGCCATTTGTCGTAGGGAATCTTGTCCTCGATGACCCGTTGCTCCAAGAGTTCGGAGGGAAGGAAATATTGCTGGATCACATATTTTTTCTCGTCGTTCGGTCGCATGATGATCAGTGAGGCGCAAGTCAGATCTGTCGTTGCTGACAAGTCCACTCCCCCGATGGCGTAGGTGTTGTGGAGTTCCTCGATGGCGAACGTTTCCTCGTTGTTGATGGCGTCAAAGGTGAGCCATGTTCCTGCGACGGTGTCACGGACGTTGAAGTCTTTGGTGAGAACCGTGGGAAGGAAGTCAGGGTCATTCTTTGCCCTCTCCACATTGGCCGCGAGTTCCTCGTATGATTTGATGGTACCGAGTCCAGGGTTGGCTTTCTCCCACATGCGGAAGTCCGTCCACTCGGAGCGTTCATCGAGTTCGTAGATGAAACTGACGAAACGTTCATCCTCGATTGCGCCGTCTAGGACTTTGCATGCGTAGTCGTAGATGGAGTCGAAGATGCACTCCCTCACGAACCCCGCCGTGGTGATCATGTCTAAAAGAGGTTGCTCCCTCGCTGACATGGCTTGCTTGACCACGTCGTAGAGGTTTCTATCCTTGATCGCGTGTAGCTCGTCCATAATGCCGTTGTGGACATTGAGTCCGTCTAGTGAGTTAGAGTCACTCGCCAATGGTTCAAACTTTGAAAAGGTTACTGGAAAATAGATGTCCGTCTTTCGTTTCTTCACGTGCTTGGAAAGCGCTG